AATCTTCAGTGCAAATATCAAAAAGGTTTGCCATTACTCTTTCAGAAATTTTTTCCTCTGACATTTCACAAGTGACATAAAGAACGTTCTTATTTTTCAAAACGCAATCAACAGCAATAGATGTCATGATGAGTGATTTGCCAAGATTTGTATTATGACTACTAATACCATTTGTATAATATCTATGATTTTCATGATTGACTGAAATATCAACTACTTTTATTTTTTTATTAGTTTTAGAAATTTTGAATTTTTTCAATCCATTTTCAGTCAATACCAAATCCATCTCATCATCTAAATCTTTAGTAAATTTCCAACCATTATTAGTTTCATATAAATGTTTAGCACTTGATAAAACAGATATATCATCTACTTCCAAATTCCAAGCAACCTTAGTGCCCTTCTCAATATATTTCGTAACAGACACCCAACCATCTGGGGAAGTAACTTCAACAACATTATCCTTCAAAAGATTTTTTACTTCTTTCAAAGATAATGTTTTTTCAATCCATTTTTCCATATAAAAACTCCTCACATTTTCTGATAACCAATTCTTTATCTTTTTTATAATCACTTTCCCATATTACCAAAACTTCATAACCCAATTCTTTGGCTCTTTGTATTTTATAAAAATCTTTTCTCCAAATGACTTCAGCTGTTACTCCTAATCTTTCATTATAATAATCTTTATTATAAATTTTAGGATTACAATGCCAATAATCACCATTATATTCGATTATTTTTTTTCTTTTATATAAATCAAATACATAATGTGTTGGTAAATCTTCTCTCTCTAAAACTAGTTGTCTGCCACATTTTAATATTTTGAATAATTCTTTCTCAGCATTTGAAATAGTAACATTAGCTCTATTTTTAGGTATTTTTTTCAAGTTAATTATTTTTTTCTCTTCTTCAGTTTTATTTTCTAATGTAGTTTGCCATTTTTTTGTTATTTCATTTCTGATTTCAATAGCTTCTTCTAAATTACAATTATTTCTTTTTTGTATAGACTCAACAGAATTAGTATTATTTCTTTCTTTAACTTTCTCAATAGCTTGTTTTTCTGTAAATCCCTTATCAATCCAATACCCGATTTGAGTCGATGTGCGATTTCTACTTTTAAAACTTGAGCTATTTTCTATTCCTTTTTTACGATTTTGTTTTATTTCTTTAATTTTCTCAATAGCTTGTTTTTCTGTAAATCCTTTATTAATCCAATATTCTTCATAGAAATGATTAAATTTAGCTTCTCTATTAGTTTCTCTATACGATTTCAATTGCGCATTTGATAAAGTTTGTAAATATTCATTATATAATTTCAATCCTATTTTGTCACCATAAAAGTTTAAATAAGTCTGTAAATCATGTTTAATTTTATTTGAATTATTTGATGTAATATAATTTTCAATCAATTTTTCAACATCCTCACAACCAAAATTAAAAACTTTAGATATATGATTTAACACATTAACTTTTTTCATTTCATTTGGATATTTATTTTGTAAAAAATCCAAAATATTTTTCTGCTTTTCGTTGATATTTTGAAACATTTTTCTTTCCCATATTTTCATTTTAATCCTCCTTTATAAGTATTTATATATTTCAGTGACTAAAATGGGAAAGTTTTGTCATTTTCTTTTATATCTTACCGTAACAATAGTATTTTCATCTACACATTCAGCCATAAAAAGAGTTAAACTTTTACAATGAAAACCGCCTTCTATTGCTTTATTCAAAACACTAATACTAGTTGGAATGACTCTATCCTTATTGTGAAGATGATTATATAGTCTTTCTTCTTCCTCAAGAAAATCTAATCCAACCTTTGTTTCAAAACTAAAAGCAATTGCTTCTCGTAATTTATCAGGTGATTGTTTAAGTTCTTCAGTCTTTCCATCATTCAAAAACATCGCAATGTCAACATTGACATTGTGAATAAGTTTTTCTTTAATAAATTCTTCAATTTGTTCAAGTAAAAATTCAGTCTGATATTCAGACACGTCCATTTCCATAATTTCAATTAATCTTTTGTATACTTTTTCATTATCTAGTTCAATTCTCATTTCAGAAACAGTTGGAAACTTCTCAAATCTTTCATTCATTGATAGTGTAGTTTTGGTTAATTGAAGATTTAAATGGTCTTCAAAAATCTCAGGTACAATGAAAGGGAGGGCTTTATCCCTCACCTTTTCATTTGTAAATAGGAATTTAAGTAAAACTTTTTCAAAAAAGATCGCATCCATTAATTATTTCCTCTTTTTCTTAACTTGTGATTTATTCAATTCTTCATTCATAATATTGAGTGCTTCTGATTCAGTAGAAATATCAAGAGGAGTAGAATAAGTATATTTCTTTTCCAACCAATCTTTAAATCCAGTTTCTTTGAAAATAGGTAACCAGAAATCAGAATTATAGATTTCATTTTCTCTGTATTTCTTATCATCAAGAACACATATTCTTGAATAAAATCCAGAAGAAGGTACATCTATCACACCTGCTTCAATGGCATCCTCTAAAATTCCATAAAAAATATCAAGACCACCTTCAACTTTAATTCTGAATTTAAGTTTTGATTTTTCTTTCGACCATCTTGATTTAAAAGTTTCCGCTGTTATAATATGCCCTATAACAGTTTTATCAGTTGCTGATTTTGTTTCTTTTGCACGACTTCTTCCGAGAACAATCGATTCACAATTATACTCAATCTTTCTTCCACCTGGGATTTTCATTGTATCACCCATTCCACCAACATTATCATAAACGTGGTTTATAACAAAATAAGTTGCTTTTGTATTGAGAATAATATTTGCAAGGTTATTCTTTTTCTTTGGGATAGTGAAATCAGCAACATCATTTCCAACAAGAGCATTATCAAGAGTCTTGGATGTTATCAATGATCCCCAGCTATCAATAACGAAAAGAATATTTTTTCTTTCTTCCTTTGGAACTTCTTTACAAATTGTCATAATGATTCCTGATACTTCTTCAATTCCATTTTCTTGAAGAACTACAAGTTTATCAGTACTAATATCAATTCCGATTGATTTGGCGAATTTGAAACTAAATGCTCTTTCAGTATCAATAATACAAACTTGCATCCCCTTTTGTTGGGCATTTTTAACAAGTCCATAACCAACAAATGATTTACCAAGCATTGAAGGTGCAGAAATCATTGAAACTCTTCCAACTGGAATTCCGCCATCAACACGACCACTGAAAAGTAAATTTAATGTGATTACGTTCGTTGATAAAAATTCAATCTTTTCATCTTCTTTAAAAAGATAATCCGACAATGCTGGACTATCTTTAGTTACTTTGTCTTTCATGACAATATCATAAATATTCTTCATTAAATATCCTCCTGTAAATTTATTAAAATACTCCTTAATTTTAACATATTCTTTTGATTTTGTCAATCAAAATTCAATGAAGTCTGATAAAGTATTTTCTTCAATTTCTATTTGACCCCATCTTAACACATCATAAAATCGTTGAAAAACATTAGAAAACGTTCTTGTAAATTGTTTATCATAATCAATGTTAAATACTTCAAATTCTTTTGGCCATTCATTAACAAATCCAATAACGTCTTGGTGTATTTCATTATTGGGTGAAACATGCACATATTTGATTTTAGTACCGTTACTAACAGGAATTAATGGTAAATTCCATTTTTTTATTAAATAATTATAGTTAATAGCTGCTCTCACATGAATTGGACAACTAGTTGGATAACTTAATCCATTTTTAATATAATAGTCTGTTTCTTTAGCATACTTAGTATATTCATTAACACCTTTGGGGATTGATATATCTTTGATGTCAGATTTAATAAACTTTTCTTTTACTCCTCTAATGTATGAATTAATAAGTATTTTATCATTACATTTAATTTTAAATAATTCATTAACAGAATCTTTTAATTTTGATCGACAAAATGTTGGCGTATCTGTTCTAACAATTTCAATTCCGGTTACAGAAATTTTAGGATTTTCGATAAATAACTTATCTTCATTTGCTAATATTTCATCGACATACTTTTTCTTTGCGGTGATTAACTTTTGAACAATGATCTTTTCCCTCTTGAAGTTCATTATCTGTTCAAGATCATACTTATCAGCATAAATCTTTAATAATTTTTCAATAAAGTTGGAAAAGAATTTTTTATCAATATTATCCATCCAATCATATATTTCCTGATTATTATTGAAATTTATTCCTAAATTATTGATAACTTCTTCTAAAGTAATAAACAAAGAATCTGTATCCATTTGAATGATAACATCATTTTTTAACTGTTTGAATTCACCTTTAAAATCAGGGAATAGATTTTTAATATTCTTATGAAATTCATTTTTCATATATTTGTTAAAACAATCTCTTAGATATTTGACAAGACTTTGTCCACCCATTGTAATAGAGATCGCATTATGATAGTTATACAAATGAAAGTATTCGTTACTCGCACAACCAAAGATAGAGTTAGCGAGAATTTTTCTAACATACTGCATAGAGTCATAATATGAAGATGATTCTTTTTCTGATTTAACTTCTTCTACTAATTTCTCATCATATTTCTCCAATGATCTATTATGTTCAATTGCGTCTGCAATAAACATTTTCTTTTTATACATTTTTCTATCTTTAATAATCTTTTCAGTTATCTGGCATAGTATTCCTTTCTTACTTCTATCATAATAAATTCCACCTATTTCAATTTCACCATCTTTGGTTTCCCACATTTTTGTTTCAGAGAACGGAGTTTTACCATATCTATTATCATTCAATTTTAAAGTTTCTGGAGAAATTCCGAGTTGGAGAATTGTAAAAGGATAAAGACTTTCGCCATCGTAAGACATACAATATTTGTGATATCCCACATTAGCAAAAACATAAGCACCAGGAAGTTTCCGAACTTCTTTATTTTTCTCTTGATCCGGTAATACCATTTTATTTTCATGTAAATATTTTAAAATATATCCTTCAACTAATGATATTGATGAAAATACTCTTTGAAATGGTATTAACGCTTGATAACAAAGATTGATTGTTAATTCAATATATTTTTTCTCTTTTTCAATTTTAGTAACTAAAATAACGTCTTGAACATTATACTCAACAAATCCATTCCAATCAACCTGCCAAGCATTGTTGATTGTTCCGGAATAATCTTTCTTTCCCTCTCCGACAACTTCCATCCCTATATTTTGTAATGAATACGAAACTCTTTTTTCTCTTTCATAGTTCTTAAAAAGATCAACTCCATCTAATATAGAAATTCCAGCAATTTCATAATTATTACCCTCTTCAATATGATACCCCTGCCAATGTTTCTTTTTACAGATATTGATTGGTGAAAGACTTAATTCAATTTTCAGATTTTCACATCTTTTGATAATATATGGAAAATCAAAAGTTCTGGAAAACCATCCAGTCGTAATATCAACTTTCTTAGTTCTCCAGTGTTTTATAAATCTCTCGATCATTGTTTTTTCGTCTTCACAATAATGATAATTTTTAACTGTTGGGTCATTACCAGTATATGGTCTGATACCGAATGTATATAATGAATTATCTTTGGAATAATGAACTGTTATCAGATTGATGGGGTATTTAGCATCTTCTGGCTCTGGAAATTCACCAGGACTTTCAACTTCAATATCAACTGTGGCAATCTGAAAATCACTCATATTAGCTTTCAGAACTTGATGCTGATATCTTTTCTGTAAATATTTTACATCATCAGGAATATCTGATTCACAACATTTCACTGAGTCAGCGATTATTTTCATATCTTTTTTTGTTTCATTACTCATTGGAGTAACACAATTTCCATAGATATCTGTTATCTCTGATTGTCCAGTTTTATCATGAACATAATAATCGAAAGTTGGATGAAAATCTACTTGTGTTCTTTTGCCATTTGTTATGTCAACACTATACATTCGGTTCTTATACGCATCATAATATGCTCTAACAAATGCCATATTTACCTCCAAATTTTTGATATTAGATTTTGAATATTTTCATTACCATATTTAATACATGTCTCAAGAAAAAGATAACATATTCTGTCATAAATGTAAAGAAAATATTTACAAAAAATTCCGAAAGTAAACATAATTATAATTAAATATAAAAATTCAGTCATTTTATCCCCCAATTTAATATGATACAATTCATCATACATCACCATTTTCATTTATTTTCAAATCTTCATATGGTCCTAGTATTCTTCTTTCAATTTCAGTAGCACATTGTTTTAACTCTGCAATAAAATTTTTATAGTTATTGTATGATGGTTCGACTGTATCTTTACAAAATTTGTAAAGGATATAATTGAGTTTTCCATCTGGTGTGACTTTCTGAATCTTCATTAGTTCAACAACTACATCCATTGAATGTCTATCTTCTTGTTTAATGTAAGGCATTTTATTGCTCCATTTTTTGATATTTTTGTTTTTGTAAATAAAACCAATGAGGATATTTAGATTGCACAAAGTTCCCAATGTCATCACCGAGACTTCTTTTTATACCAGATTGTAAATAATATGGAGATAACTTTGTATCAAGAAAATAACTTCTTATTATCACGACAAACATTCTTCTAATAAGTTCTTGTTCTTTAGTTGCATTTTTAATTTCTAAATCTGCTTTTTCTTCTCTTGTCATATTATTCTCCACTAATATCTTCGGCTGTTATTTTCTTTCTCATGTCAACCTCCAAGAATTTCTGACAGTGAGCATTTTTGGTTATTCAACACAATCCCATTCTTGACAATTTTTAAATGATTTAACCAAGGAGAAATGTAATAGTAACCTACTTTATAATTAGCATAACCTTCCTCACGATTTCCCCTAAAACTTCTTTTACCTTTTGGTGGATTTGAAAGATTTTGAACGGTTTTTCTTTGTCCATACATCAAAATATGTGATTCATCTCTTGGATAAAACTTATCAAAATATCCGTAACCTGTTCGTTGAGTAAACCAATTTTCTATATTAACTTGCTCAACATGAAACTCGATGTAAGGTCCATGGTCACCATAGACTATTCTTTCATAACCAGTACAAAGTAATAAATCATTATTCGTGAAGAAAAGAGTTTCTTGATTTCCTTGTTCGTTTAAAATCATTTCACGTTCAAGTTCTTTTTTATCACGAATTCTATTTTCGTATATGGCAGTTGTTTTAAACATTTTCAATACTGTGCTGAATGAAATGCTTTGTAGAACTCATTAATGATTTTCTTTTCAAGGAGTTCTTCAACACTCTTGACATACCATGAAACAGTATTTGTGATAAATGGGTGTTGTTCCCAAATAATATCATTTGTTATCATTATAACAGGCTTTCTCCAATCATATGCCCATGCCAATTCAAACAAAGTTCCCATCAAAGGGCGATTCTGACCAAAAGTGTCAGTATTCACAATAAGTAAATCGGATATGCGAACACTGTTATAATCTTTATGTACTATTGCGTTTGGTGGAAAAACTCCCTTCAAACCATCTGGTGAAATTTCATTGAAATTCTCACCATTTAAAGGGTCAAGCCAATTAATTGGATAACGCCCATTTGGCCACGTATCATACGTTTCCCTAATTTTTTTTCGCCAAGCTACACACTCTTTGATGACACTACCTTGTATATATCCAGCCAAGTAAACATTCATCGACATAATAAACCTCCTGCATTAAATTAACCAAAGACCTTTTTCTTCCCAATATTGTATTAATTGTTTAAAATTTGGAATTACGACTTCTTTATCGGTATTGTTTTCAAATTCAATAATAACACAGCAACCTGGTCTTCCTTTTGTATATAGGAGAAGATCAGCGCATTGATCTTCTCTATGACTTCTAATACATTGCCATGTTAAAAATTTTTCGACTGCATCTGCTTCGGCTTGAGAATTCCATTGTTTAATTTTAACTTTCATCATGAAAATTTCCTTGGATGTGTTTTAGTAATTTCTTCTTCAAGGATATCAATTTTTATTTTGAAATCATTCAAATCATCAACGAACATTCCACAACTTAATGGATGACCACCACCCCATCCTTTATTTTTAAGCATTTCTCCCATATTCAATCCTTCTATTGTGTGCCTTATTGAAACTCTACCATGAACAGGATTTCTACAAAAAACAATTTCATATTTTTCCTCTTTCATAAGTTTATCACAAATTTCATTGATGAACTGGTCTGATTCAAATATACATCCATTAATTTTATTACAATCAAAAACTTTTAAATCTTGATATCTTTTTTCAAATTCTTTTTCTCTTTCAATTAACCACTGTTGTTCATCTTCAGTAAATGAAGTATGTCCATCAAAAAATAAATCTCTGAATTTTTTTGGTCTATATTTATAAAACATTAAATCATTTAATTGCTTACTTTTTGGATTTTTAAGAATCCATAAATCATAATCATTGACCATTTCACAATGTTCATGGAGATGAGTTAACTTAATTCCATAATATTTTTCAACAAATTTAAGAGTAAGTTTAGCAGCACATTGAGAATCACTAACATAATGCATTTTACTTGGATCATTTGCTTGAATAGCAGATTCATGATGATCTAATAAAATAATTTTATCAGATATATTAAGCAATGAAATATTTGTGGGATTGATGTCTGTTAAAAACACAAAGTCATATTTATCATATTCTATTGATTCAATCACTGAGTCTATTTTATAGAAAGAAGTATTTAAATAAATAATATTAGGATAAACATTTCCTAATATTATTTGACTAAATACTCCATCCCAATCATTATGTGAAACTGATAATATTTTTGAATTTTTTGATATATGTTTCATAAAACACTCCCTTTGAATATGTCAATCTATATGATAACATATTACAAAAGAATTGTCAATGATTTAAATTTATAATATATCAGACAACATTTTAACATATTGTGGAGATTCTAACCATCTACCTTCTTGATCTAAAATTCTATATTGCTCTTTTATGACTCTATTATAATTTTCTGGTATTGTTAAATCCCATATTATTTTATCCAAATTTTCGTAATTAATATCATAAGGCACAT